AGGCCAGCCAATTCACGCCCGCCACCCTTGTTCCACTTCGCAAGCTCGTTCGGGATTGCCTTCTTGTCGCCAGCGTTGAGACGCTTCCAAAGCGTGGCGGTTTTGGGGCCGCCGGTATTGAACGCCCACGAAACAAGCGCATCAAATTCATGCTGCTCAAGATCGACGTTAGCCAGCTTTGAAACGTGCTCTTCAAATGTCGCCATATCGCCAGCAAGCGCCACGTCGCATTGCAGTTGCGTCCATATTGTTGACGCGGTAAATTTAGGCTCATGATGATTTGTGTGACCCCACCCAATTGTCAGGACGCCGACAGGATCGACATAAGCCTTGAATTTTCCGCCGCCGACAGGACGCAAACAGCTTTCAAAAGCCTTGACGATTGCAATCCCGTTTCCGCTGATTTTCATCAGTTCAGCCTCTCAATGGTGACGGGGGCAACACCGCGCGCGGTCAAACCAATAGCGCGGGCAGCACCTAGCGAAAGATCAATCGTCCGGCCCTTAATGAAGGGGCCGCGATCTGTGATTCGCACAACAACCGATCGGCCCTGATAGGTCACGCGCAACATGGTTCCGAATGGGAGCGTCCGGTGTGCCGCCGTCATGCCAAGCGGGTTAAACCGTTCCCCGTTCGCCGTTTTCTTGCCGGACTCAAAACCGTAATAGCTGGCCACATCGGCCCTCGCACCAACTGTTAGAAATAATAGAACAGTTGCGGAGAATAGAGCGCGCACCATCACAGATACCACGCGGTAGCAATGAGAGACGCGGCCCAAATGATAAGCGTGGCTTTCGGATAATTGCGGATGAAGTTCACGACAGGCACAAAGATGCCGTTCGCCCAAACGAGGGCGGCTTTCAGTTTTTCCATGATGTGTGTTCCTAGTTAGGTTCCGGCTGGATATTTAGGCCGGTCAGGTAGCGTTCCTCTTCCGTCGCGGATAATCTGGCGAAGCGTGGTGCGGTATGCCCTCCATTCCATCGGCAGGCTTATGTCCGCCTCGAAACAGCGCAACAGGACAGTGTCGCTGGCTTGCAGGGCAAGCGTTGCTTGCAAAGCGGTATCGTCAACAGTTGCCAGCTCAGATTCAACTTTCATCACACCTGCGGCGGCGAGTTCACCATCCGATGCAAGCCGGGGCCAATTTGCAGAATACGCAATGCCGTTAATCTCGAAAGCCTTTCCGGTAATGTCTTGGCCGTCTGAGAGTTGGAAGCGAGTCATCAAAGAACCTCAATTTTGGAAACGAACCACGTCTGGGTTGCTGCGCTTGAAAAACCTGCCGGTGACTGAACATTCCAGCTATTTGTTGCAGCCTTGAAATAGACGGTATCACCAGCGGATGAGTGCCGTTTCGCGTTTCCGCCACTGGCCGCAAAGTCCAATATCACAAGATATGACTTTGTTTCATCCAACGTAAATGACAGCGCATCGCTAACTGCCGTTCCGCCAGCGCTGATGGAAACACCGGACGCACCAGAAAATTTCAATTCCGTTGGCGTCGTCGTGCCATTTTCAGTTGAGCCGCTTCGTTCGACAATTGAGATATTATCAAATGTTGAAGTTGCGCCAGCGTTCGCGCTGATTGTGACACGAATTGTTGTCCCGCTTGTTGATATTGCACTTGCCGCAATGGCCTGCCGGAACGAATAATTCTCCAGACCGGTCTGCGAGGAATCAGCTAGCGTTTGCGAAAATGATGTGGCCCACGATACTTCACCCGCTGTAATCGTTGGCGGCAGAAAAATAGGCATCAGGCGAAGCCCTTCTTGATACCGGCATAGCGAAGCTTCAACGTGCCGCCGATTGAAATGGCCTCAAAGCAAAGCAGATCGGCCTTGCTTGCGGTTGTTGTCAGTGTCGGCGCACCATCGGTTCCGAAATCAAATGAACCGGCACCGGTCGTTGTCCATGAAATAGTGCGGCTTCCGGTTCCGTCCTGAATAACCCAAATGAAATAAGAATAGCCCTCAACAGCGCCGGTAACAGCGTTCATGGTGCGATTGCCGCCAAGCGTAACCTTGGCTTTCTGACCGGTCGAAACAGTCCATGAAATGGTTGCCCCATCCGTCAATGTGGCAAGGGTGACGCCTTGATGTGCGGTAAAGGCCGTTGTCGTGTCGGGTTTGACAAAATCCGTTCCAGCCGTTGCTGCGGTCAGCGCGTTTGCACCGTTCCCCTTGGCCACACCTGAAATCGTTCCGATAGGAGACTGATAATCTGTCCCCGCAACAGCAGCAGTAAGCGCATTGGCACCGTTGCCCTTTGCAATCCCCGAAATGGTTCCAATTGGGCTTTGATAATCGGTGCCAGCGGCGGCGCTTGAAAATCCACCCGTTCCGTTCCCTTTGAGAATAGCAGAACCAGAGGTTGCGGGCGCGTAGTCGGTTGAGGCCACGGCTGCACTGATCACGCCTGACGTAGCCTTAAGAATCCCGGTTGTCGATGCGCGCTTCAGTGTCGCGCCGGATGTGCCGTTGAATAGTGCTATTTCACTATCGACAGACACACCCGGACCGGCGATCTCACCATCTAGTCCCTTGTTGCCGGTCATAAGCGGGACAAAATAAACAGGATCAGCGGCAGTCAGAGAAAGCGAGCCGGATACATAAGCAACGGTCAATTGCAGCCATGCCGTGTTATCGGTCACGGCTGAAATCGAGAATACCGCAACGGTCCCACCTGCTTCCTCACGCAAGACCACATAGCCCTTCGTGGTGTTTGTGCTGTCATCCCATGTCGCGACATAATCGGACACATCAGAACCCGAACCCGTTGCGCTAACAGCAATGCCCGTCACGCTTGCCAGTGTGGCATGGTTCAGCCTGAAATCACCCGTTCCGGGATCGGCCATCGTGGTCGAAGAATCAAACAGCCATTTGATCCCGCTATCGGCCCCGCGCGGGATGCCAAAATTGAAAATGGCGTCATTGGTGTCGCCTGAATTGGTAACGGTTGGCGTCGAGCCAGCCACAAGCGCGCTTGTCGTACCAACATCAAGCGTTGCCGCCGCACCTTGCGGGCCGCGCACAAATGAAGCAGCCGAAATCGTTGCGCCAGAGTTGCGCCCAAACCTTAATGCCATTTGTCAGCCTCAGAATGCTATAGGGTTGTTACGGCAGGACACAATGCCATGCGCCCAATGAAAGACACGATCAGACACATCCCTCATTGCAAGGTCTGCGACATAGTCTCCGTCCAGCGATGACAGAGCCTCAGCCGCGACGTTGATACGCAAGATGCGGTTCACGCCCGCGTCGGTATCCTCTACGATTGAGAGTGTCCCGGCGTCCGTTGAAAGCGTGTATTCCGCCGTGGTATCGTCTGGGCTTGCGCGCAGAGTCAGATTAAAATCAAGCCCGGTCAAATCGTAGGGCGTGCCGTCATAAGCCGTGAAATAAATATCCTCGTACCATGAGGCATTAACCGGGATTGTGCCTGAGATCGAGAGTTCAGCACCAGATTCACCATTGCCGCGTGTGAGATTTGTCATGCCATCCATTCCGCTCGAAGGCACATATCTTGTTCCGCGCCATAAAATGTTGAATTGCCGGTGCTCAAAATTCCATATTCAAGGCTGTTGAAATTGTGGATGCCAATGCTTGGTATATTCTTAAAGAATGCCGTCACCGCCAGTTCTTGGGTGCCTGAATTTGGCTGCTGGTTCCGCGCGATCTGCCCAACCGTGGATGCCGTGCTATTCTTTCCGATGCCGATAATCGCGCCATTTGCATTCGTGATCTGCGAAAACTGCGTGAAAGACACGTCGATATATTCGTCAGCCAGTCCGCAAAGCGTCATCAGAGTATTGCCCGCCGTAGCGCGGGATTGTCGGAGTGTCGAGGTGGTATAAGCCCACGACGCCGTGCCATCGCCAGCCAGCAAGACGCGCTTGCCACGACTATAAGCATTCCATGGTCCCGGCTTGCGACTCTGGCCCCAAGTCACATGCTGCGAGATTTGGCCGTTCGTTCCATCTATAACGATGGTTCCGACATAAAGCGCCTTATAGGCGTCAATCGTATAGGTTGTTGCCCCGTTGCGCCCGGTGATTGAGTTCTTGTTAGT